GTGGTCGCAGTGGTTTTAGTGATGATGCTGGTAGCCGGCGGCACGAAGCCTGGCGGACAAGCCGTGCCGGTATCAGTAATAGCGACTTCACCGGCATTAATCCAGGCACCGATCCCGCGGGTCAGGTAGGGCAGCGTGGATCCGTTATCAGCCTGGCTATCCTGGTCAGAGCAGAAGGTGACCTCCATGTTTCGCTTGATCTGGACGATTGTCTTTTTAACCGCCCGCTGCATCTCACCGCGTTTGCCTATTCCCGCGACGTCGGAGACGTTCTGCGCCATGTCACTGACCATGAACGCCTGACGAAACTTCTGAATCCTGCCGTGTGCCTTAGCGCGCTTGCTAGCAGGGTTTACGTAGTCAGTGTTTGCGACATCGACTCCATCAACGATACCGCCCAGGACAGGGGCATCGTATGCATCCATCTGCCAGTCGTAGATCGTGTTGGCTGGCTCGGTGCCTTTGGGACACATCGAACTAAACGGTGTGTCCTTGTAATCGACCATGGCGATCACATCCGCGAAATCCTCGCGTTTGCCGACCTGGATCGGCTCAGTTAAACTGGGCATTTATTTCTTGGCTGCTGCTCGCCCAGCGGCTGCGCCATCGATAAGCGAATCGACAAATGAGTTCAGAGCTGCATTTGGATCCGCGGCGAAAGCTTCGGCTAGTTGCTGGCCGCTCGGCGTACGGTTAGTAGGAACCCTTGGCGAGGCCGCAGGCGCGGGAGGCGCCAGAGGTTGGCCAGCAGTCGGACCTTTGCCGTTGCGAGCTTTTGCCCGGTCAAATCGAATCTTTTGTCCTACGAGCGCATCCCCGATAATCAGAGCGATATCAGGGTAACGCCGGCACTCAGGAAAAACCGTCAGCCATTGCTTGAAGGTTTTGTTAGCCTCAGTGCCGTCCTTGAATAGCGCCGGGTATTCGCGGCGCGCTTCGGTGTCAAATACGCGCTTGTTAGCAATGAACTCCTTGCGTTCCGGCACATGCTTGGAAAGCATCAGCTCGGCGTTGGCCAGGATGCTTTTTACGGCGTTGCCGTCCAGCCATTGCTTGTTGCCCTTGCCGTCGTCTATCTCGCCACCGTCCAAGTGCTGAATACACCAGGTTTTAGCTTCCTGAATGTGGTTAATCTTGGCTGCGAGATCGGTTTCGGTCTCGATATCGGCGAGTGGACTGGCAGCGGTAGGAAGAATGGGTGGAGGCGCGCTGAACTTCGATTTTAACTCGTCGAGTTCGGCTTGGAGGCTAGTGGCGCGTTCCTCAGCTGTTTTTTTCTGCGCGGTTAACTTATCGATCCGTTTCTGGACCGACTCGGACAAAATTTCCTCTTTTTTGGGTTCCGGCTCTGCGACTGGTTCCTCGGGCTTGAGTCCCTCTGGAATTTCGACCTCAGGTGCGGTCTCCGAAGCGCCTGGTTCCGGTGGAGGCGCTTCTTTGGATTTTTGCTCCGGTTGCCCAGGCTCGTCACCGAAGAGGCCTTGCAAGCTTGGGATAGTCTCGAGCAGATTGTCGATATCCGGTTCCACCGGAGCGGTTTCCGCCGGTTGGTCGACTACCTGGGAGGTCTGAGTCTCCTCTGCCATGGTTTACTAACCAAGAAAAGTGTGCATCCAGGGGATTAAAGGTTCCCCAGTGACCTTGGAGTGGTGTATTGCGTCTCTTCGTGGCAAAAAGCAAGCAGTTTTGCGCCACAATGTGCCACAAATAAGAGTTCAAATGAAGATTTTGCCGCATCCGGTATACCCGTTGCCCTCTTTTGAGGACTCGATCGCCGATCCGGTGCGAGTCAAAGAATATCTGCTCAAGCGCAACGAGCTAATCGAGCTCGAACTGACCGATCCGTGGCGTTACGGCTACCGGCCGCCGGTCTGGAATCTGGTTGAAGCTGAAATCAATGCCGGTCAGCGCGAAATCCTCATCCTGGGCGGCAACCGGGCGAGCAAGAGCGAATATGCCGGCCGCAAAACGGTCGAGGCGCTGGATTCAGGCGAAAAAAAACGCGTCTGGTGCCTGCAAACCAACGAAGCCAACTCAGTTGAAATGCAGCAGCCCATTGTCTGGCGCTACATCCCGATCGAGTACAAGGGACTCAAGAAAAGTCAGGTAACCAATATCAGCTACACCCAGAAAAACGGGTTCAGCGAAAACAAGTTCATCCTGCCAAACGGCTCGGAATGCGTATTCCGGAACTACGCCCAGTACGCGCAGGACAGCACGGTGGTCGAGGGCGGCGACTGCGACATGATCTGGTGCGACGAGCTGGTGCCGCTTAACCTGGTCGAGACATTGCGCTACCGGCTGGTCACCCGCGGCGGGATCCTGATTATTACTTTCACGCCGATCGAAGGTTACACGCCAACCGTTAAAGAATTCCTGGATGGGGCGCGCACCACGCAGTGGGCCCATGCCGAGCTACTGGGCGAGAAGGTGCCACGCGTCCAGCGCTGCGTCCGCAAAGGGAGCTCAATCGTCTATTTTCACTCTGCCGACAACCCGTTCGGCGGTTACGAGACGATGAAAAAGACACTGGCCGGCGCACCGAAAAACGAGATCAAGACCCGGGCTTACGGGATTCCAACCCGCGCGATCCTGGCCCGGTTCCCGAAATTCCGCGACTCGGTGCATGTGATCGAGCCTGAGCGGATCCCCAGGGAAGGCACCCGCTACCAGTTTGTCGATCCTGCCAGTGCCAGGAACTGGTTCATGATCTGGGTCCTGGTCGACGCGCGCGATCGCCACTTTATATATAGAGAGTGGCCTTGCGAAGGCGTCTACATCCCCGGTATCGGTGACCCGGGTTCGTGGGCGGAAGCGGACGGGCGCAAAGCAGACGGGCGAGCCGGCCAGGCGCAGACTTCCTACGGCTGGGGCTTGGAACGTTATGTCCAGGAAATCGAAAGAGTCGAAACAACAGGGACAAGTCCGGAAGGAGAACCGGAACGTGAAGAAATTGTCGCTCGCTGGATGGATTCGCGGTTTGGCAACACGCCCAACCTCAAAAACGATGCCGCTACGACGATGATTGAAGAGTGCGCGTTGCTCGACTTGCCCTTCGCGCCCGCGCCGCTGGATCCGATCGAGGAAGGGGTGTCCTTGATTAATTCGTTATTGGATTTTGATCCTGACAGTGGTAAAGAGCCGAAGCTTTTCATCTCGAGCGAGTGCAAGGCAGTGATCTTCAGCCTAAAGGTCTGGACCGGGAAAGACGAAAAACTGGGCGCTTGTAAAGACCCGGTCGATTGCGTCCGCTGGATGGCTATCGCCGGCCTGTGCGACATCGGCGGCAGTCTGCAACTGGTTGACCCCATCGGCATCGATCCTCTATGAATTTTGCCGAAGTAAAGCGTTCGTTCACCTGGGCCCTGACAGAGGCCAGCAGCTACATCTCCTTTATATCTACGCTGGACGACAGCCGTTACTGCCGGTGGGCAGGGCAGACCTATGACGGGCGCAAGTGGAGCGCGAACACGGGCAAAGAAGTGTTCCCGTGGGAAGGCGCCTCCGATATCCGCCCCTATTTCATCGACGACCTGATCATCGACGACGTCGACATCATGCGCACCGCAGACAAGAACTGCCACATGCAGACTTTGCCGACTAATTCGCTCTACCAGGAACAGGGAACGGCGACAACGGCAGTACTGGACTGGGTAGTGCGCAACATGATGGCGGAGGAACTGGACCGGGAAAAAGAACTCGCCGCGCAATGGCGCCAGCACTACGGCTCGAGCGTAATCGGGATCGACTGGTATCTGGATTTCGATTCCGAAGTGGTCACAGTCACCATGCAGGATCTGATGCAGATGGCGATGATGGATCCGCAACTGCAGGCGTTTTTGGAATACCTGATGCGTAACGCGCAGCGGCTGTCGGGTAGCGATATCGCGCAGGCTGCGCGGATGTTAGCCATGTATTTTCCGGACCTGGCCAGTCCGCCGCAAACCCCTGAAGAAGTCATTGACCCGACCACTAAATCAGCGGGCCCGCCTCCCAAACCGACTTCCTACACGACCGATATGAGCGTGCGCAATCCCCAGGAAGCGCTCACGAGCCTGATGCGCACCGGGCAGTTTGCCTATGATCGCCCTTATATTAAAGAGAACCGCCCGTGCGTGACGGCCTACCGCACCTACCAGGACGTGTTTTTCTTTCGCAACACCTACGACTTGCAGCGCCTGCCCTGGATCGTGCGCCGGGACGTTATCCCAAAATCGACTGTAATCGACCGCAGCCGATACGAGCGCTGGGATCCAAAGTTTACGACCGAGATCCTGGAGCGGGCCGGGAGCAGTGCGCTGCTGAATCTAGGCATGCAGACCCTGTTCCGGTTCAGGGACCGGCTCTATGTCGATGAGATGAAAGAGCTCTGCGAGGTCTATTACGGCTTTTACCGCGGGCAGGACGACAAGAACCGGCGCCAGACGCTGGTTACGATTTTCCATCCTAATTTCGAGTTGATCGGCCGCCAGTTGCCATTGCCATACGCGCACGGCAAATATCCTTTTGTCTTGTGCCAGCGGGAGCGCCGCAGCCGCTCAGCACTGGAAAGCCGTTCGGTAGGCGACGTCGCGATGACTGCCCAGGCTGAGATCAAGCTGCAAAAAGACAGTCGCAACGACCGGACAGCGCTCTGCACCATCCCGCCTTTGCAGGTGCCGCTGGGCAGAGGCAAACAACAGTACAAGCTCGGGCCCCGTGCGCAGCTGGGCGTTATGCGGCCCGGCGAACTAGCGTGGCTGCCGCCTCCTCCGCTTGATCAGACCACTTACCAGACCGAGATGAGCATCCGGCAGGATGCCTGCAATTATTTCGGTAAAAACATGGAGGGAGTCGACCCGAACAAGGCGCTGCGCAAGCAGCAGCGGCTGATCGATAACTGGCTGGGCGAGCTGCGCATGGTGCACGTCCAGATTTACCAGCTTTGCCAGCAGTACCTGCCTGATGAGATCTGGATAACTGCCTCAGGAGATCAGTTGGTGGTGCCGCAGCGGGACCGGCAATCGATCCAGCGCAATTTGAATCTGGTGCTCGAGTACGACGCAAAAGATCTCAACACAGAGTTCGTCACCCAGAAACTGCAACTGATCCAGCAGATGTTAGTCACTACTGACGCCGCCGGCGTGATCGACCGCGCGGGCCTGACCATGTACGCGGCCAGAGCACTGGACCCGGCGCTGGCGCGGCAACTGATCCAGCCCCAGGCTGCGGTCAGCCAGCAGGAGATTAACGACGAGCAGGATCAGTTAAGCAAGATTGCAGACGGCATTGAGCCGCCTATGTACACCTCCGGCCAGAATGCGCAGCTGCGCCTGCAGGTTATCCAGAACACCATGCAGCAGCAGGGCTACATCAACGCGCTCCGGCAGAACCCGATTGCGCTGCAAATTCTGGACCGGCGCGTACAGAATCTGCAGTTCCAGGTTACCCAGCAGCAGAACGCGATCACCGGCAAGCTCGGTGTCCAGCCGGGACCGACTCAGAGCCTTACCGGCACCGGGCCGGCGCCAGCTCCTCAGAGTCAGCTAATGGGCGGGGGCAGTTTCGGGGGCACCGGAGGAGGCAGTGGCGCATAAAAACACAAAAAAGGAAAACAACATGGACGAAAAAACTGATTACCAGGGACCGGCTGAGCCGGGCACACCGCTCGAGCCGGATGAATTACCGGAGAGCCCGCCGGAGTTCCAGAAAGCGACTCAAGCTCCGCGCCAGGAAAAGGAGGTCCACCCCACGAGCGAACTCTCCAGTACGCCCCGGCATAAAGCCGGTAAACCCTCGAGCGGGACGCATCCGACCGCTGAACTGCACATCAAACCAAAGGGACGACGCTAATGGCTGAACTGGGAACTGAATTTGAGAAGCTTGACGAGATCCTCTCCATCCTGCGCCGGATCGAGGAGCGCCAGGTGCGCACTACCGCGATGGTGGCGCAAGTCAAGGAACACGAGGCGCCCGTGACCGGTTCCTTCGCCTCGAGCGATTTAGGAGACAAAAAATGAACAGACTTAAAGTCCCATTTGCTGATATCACAGACGAAGATCTCACAACGTTGCTTTCCAGGTGTCCGAACGCCTGGCAGGGCGATCAAGGGTTCCAGAACTGGTGTGTGGACATGGTTAATCTGGCGAGCGGGCCGGCATCGCCTCCAGCCATTATTTCGATTGCTCCCAATACGGTGGCAGCCGGCGCACCCGATACCGTGATTACGGTAACCGGAACCGATTTCGCTTCCGGCGCCGTAGTGGTGACCAGCGCCGATCTGGCAACAACCTTTTTAAATCACCAGACGCTCACCGCGACGATCCCCCTCTCGCAGCTTGCTGCTGCCGCGACGATTCCGGTTACGGTGCGCAATCCTGACAGCCAGGTCAGCGGCGCGCTTGATTTCACGGTCACCTAAAAGCATGCCGATTAAAGGATCGATTCTTTATCCGTTCCGGTGGTTCTGGCGCCAGGACATCTCCACCCAGGTCCAGATCCCGACCAGCACAGGCGTGCCGCCTCCCAACCCAGCGCCAGTTAAAAGTGCCACCGTCCAGAAACGCTAGGCTCACTGTGCCGGTGGTGCGCGTAGTCGACTCGATCGAGTTCCTGCCTGAGGTCTTGCCCAGTGTGTTGCGCGAGATTAACGAGCGGCAATGGGCCGCGGTTAAACAGGTCTTGATCGAGGCCAAGTACAAAGCCGAAAGCATGCTGCGCAATGACGCGGTCTTCGATTCACCGGGCAAGGTCAGCTATTACCAGGGCTGGGTCGCTTATGCTGATTATGTGATCAGTTCGCTGGAGAGCCTGCGTGCCGAGTCCGGGCCAGAGCAAGCGTCTGAGCCGGAGCCGGGACCGGAATGAGATTTCTGGTGATAGGAGTCAGCACCGAGGTCGTGGACTCGGCACTCAATCAGATTGAACGGATCAGCGCCTGGCCGGTGCAGGCGCTCAATCTTGCTCTCTTTGTGCTGGTGCTGGCTGTTTGCTGGCTTTATCTGCAGAGCACGCGCAAAGATTTGCACAAGCTCCAACAAGCCAACGCAGATGAGCGAAGAGAATATATCGAGGCTCTTAGAACACTGGTCCACGATAGTTCCAAAGTCATCGAACGGAACAACACGATCTTTGAGCGGGTCGACCGGCGGCTCGAGCGTGAAAGTGACCGACACGCTTGAGAGGCCGGCGCCAAGGCGCCACTTCTCCACCGAGAGTCTCAACGAGCTCTTATTCTGGGGCATACACCTGGCTATCGTGGCGATAAGCCTGGGGATCATGTGGGTCAAAATCGACGGCAACACCAAGGCTTTAAAGACCTTGATTGCGGCCCAGGACAAAGAACTGGAGCTGGTCAGGCAGCAAGTCCTAGTCGAGGCGACCAGCGCCCAAGAGGAGCACAAAGCCGAGCAGCAGCGCTCGATTCAGTTTAGCGCCGCCTTCGCCGCTTTAAGCGCGATCCAGGCCGACGTCAAAGACGCCTTGAACAAGTCGACGCAAACTAACAATCTTGTCTTAGAGGCGGCTCAAGCAACTGAAAAAGCCGCTCTTGAGAGTAAAAGCGCAGCCAGTGGTGCGGAGACTCTGGCGATGAGGGCGGCCGGCACCGCGGGTGCGGCTGCTGCTGCGGCCGGTCGAGCAGCTGCCAGCTCCAGTCATACGAGCTCGGTGGTCGCTTCTAAGGTCGTTACCAGTTCTGACAAGCGCGCGCTGTCTGCGCAGCAAGCGGCTTTGGCGGCAAAGCAGCAAAAACTGGAGAAAACCATCAAACGCGTCAAGGTCAAGGGACCGAACCTGTTCGATAAATTATTCCATTAATGGGGTTGGGACGGGATATAGTACTCCTCCTCCTCTAATTGAGTTATCCGGTCTCTGAGTCGGCTGTTTTCCGCTTTGAGCTCCAAGATCAGCTGGCAGAGGTTAATCACGCACTCCCGCGCATTAATATACTTAACACGGAATTCTTCTTCCTCTATCGCTTGGTCTCCAGTCATGGCTTTTGCAAAAGCTCGCCTATATTAATCATGCATTCCTCGATCCGGTTACTGCAGCGGTTAGCCTGGGCGCAGATCGCTCTGGCCTGGGCGTAAGTGTAGCGCGCCGCTGCGGTAACGTCTGGCGTATAGCCCAAGCCTCCCCATCCCCTATAACCCTTGTGTTCATGCGACCAGACCAGCCAGTCATTTGGTTGATGCTCCTTTTCTGTGTTCATGGTGGCAGCAGTGCTAGCATTCTGTTATAGCGGGTTTCGAGATCCTTGACCGCGGCCGGGCCTTCGTCTTGGGCGAGCTGGCGCAAGATGGGCAGGCCAGTCTCGATCGAGTGGATGATCTCGGCCCGGGTAGCCGGGCGGCCTTCGCAAAACCAGAGAGTCTCGACCGGCTCCCCGAATTTGCAGATCGGCCCGGTCGGAGTGTTCAGCGGGCGGTAAGTCTTGGTGATCCAGACCAGGGCGACGCCCGGGTTACGCGTGATGCCTATACCGGGCATGTCATAGTCTTTGGGGAGATCGCGCTCGCGCCGGTGCATGCGAGGAGTGGTGAGGAACGGGCAGGCCCGCACGCTGTAGAGCGCGCAGTCTCTGTGGTTAGGCGGCTCGCCGCTGGTGTGGTTAATCGCGCACATCGGGCCGATCACGAACGCGGCGAACTTGCCTAATGGCTCGCCGCAGACAAAGCACAAGCGTTTATAGTAAGCATCGGCGACTTTTCCCGGCCCGATTACGCGGAAGTCCGGGACGCCGTCTTTCCAGTAAACGAACCATGGCACCGGGCGCCCGGCAGAATCGCGTGGCAGTTTGGCAATCCGCGGTGGGGGGGTGATTTCTACCATTACCATTTTCCTCTCCTTCTGGGTGCAGGCCCGCTGTAGACCCACGGGCGCCGGAAATCCAGTTCGCTGGCCGGTTCAGCCAGTCTGAGCCGCATCCCGCGCACGAACTTGTCGTTGCGTTTGACCAGCACCGTGCAGGTGCGCCGGCTGGCCAGTTCATAGTACTCGCAAACGATCATGCGCGGGTTAGGACCCACCCGCACCACCTTGAGATCGCGCACGATAGGCTGCCGCCCTGGCGGCTCGAGCGTTTCTTCCTCTTTGGCCACGGTCGGCTCGAGTCCGGGTTCCGGCTTTTTAGCGCCTGCTGCTGTGCGCTTTATATTAGCTTTGCCGGCGCACGCCGGGCAGCAGTAGACGCGCACTTCCCACCGCTCTTGCGTATAACCCTCCGGCCGGAAATAGATCCCGCCGCACTCCAGGCACTCTTTACTTTCTCTCATGGAAATCCTCCTCGACCGAAACGAGGCTCTTTTCCAGCGCCAGGTCGAACCACTCGCGCGCTTCGCCCTGGGCACCGTCACTGCCCACGATAGCCGTCGCCGCTGCATAAGCTAACGCATTAAGCGCCTCATACACACGGTCCCGGCTAATCGGCCCGGTTACGTAATTATCCCTGAGCGCCCTCAAGATCTTTACTGTCAGATCCTCTATCCGCTTTTCATCCAGCCCGCTATCATCAGGCTCCGCTCTCATCCCCCAGGCCCACGCGATTTCCCAGGCTCCTTCTCGCCAGTACTGTCCCGGCTCTCCTTACTAAACTTGCTCTTTGCTACGCTCCCGCTCCCGGCCGGCCCCTCGTGCAACGGACTCTTTTTCGGGCTCCCAGTCCGCTGCGGCGCCGCACCTTTCCCTCCTGTTAGTTCAGCATTTTTCTTCGCCATTTATTCCTATCCTTTCGTTGTTATGTTTCTTTGCCTTAGTCGCTAACTCCCACCCATCCCTAAATCCTAACGCGTACCAGCTAGCATGTCCGTCGCCTCTCCCAATCGCTTTCCTGCGCCGGTTCGGATACCGCCTCACCCGCAATGCTAACATCCGCTCTAACTCCGCTTCACCCTTCCAGTCCATGTCAGTTCCACCTTTGCTATGGCTTCGAAGAACGGGTACGCCTGGTGCGGCACGACCGCGTTGCCGAGCGCTTTAAGACGGTGTGATCGATCGGAAATCCCATCAACTGCTCGACAAAGCGCGGGTTGAGTGAGCCGGAACACTCTTGAGTTCGGATCGCATACTCCCTCAAATCCATCTGCGCCTTCCCCCCGTCCGGTTTCCTGCCCGTGATGCTCGTTCCCTCCGGATTGCGCCGGCCGCCGTTGGGCACTGTCGGCGTCGGCCAGAGCCTCGGATTGGCTACCTGATCCTGAATGCTCATGCAATGGCCATTCTCCAGACGCTTCTCGCCGTCCATCGCCCCTCGCTCCCCTATCTGCCTTGTGGGCGTGCGCCACAATGCCATCCGGTCCAGCGTGTTCTTCAAACTGCTTTCCTGTCCGTTGGGACCCAGCGCATGGCTCGCGTCCGGCGTGCCCAACAATGAAGACTCTGTATCGGAGGTGTTTAGCCCCAGTCGAGTTAGCTGGAACGCTGAAAGCCCGAACCTCGTATCCAAGCGATTCCAGACGTAGCAGTACTCCATCGAATTCGCCCAGCGTGAGGATGCCAGGAGGATTTTCGAAAATGCACCAAGCGGGCTGGACTGCTCCAACCACATCGAGCACTGCCGACCAGAGCCAACGGTCATCCTCAGCGCCTCTGCGCTTCCCGGCAAGACTGGCCGGCAGGGCACGCCTGCACTGAGAACCGTGCATCCTCTACAAGCGCTAAAGTCTGCTGTTCGTATGTCGCCATAGTTAGGTATCTCCGGCCAATGCTGTGTTAGCAATTCAGAGCAGTAACTATCAGTTTCACTAAATCCTATAGTCTTGAATCCGGCCCACACGGCGGCTATGTGAAATCCGCCTATGCCGGTGCATAAATCAAGGTGCGTCATCAGCACTCCTCAACTAACATCCTCGCTAACATCCTCGTGGCACTCCCTGCATACTCCTACCAGGTCCCACAACTTCTCCCGCCGCAGCCATTCCGCGCTCCCCGGCATGATCGGCCACGGCGGATACCGCAAGTGATGCACCTCGACCGCACGCCGGTTGGCGCACCCCTCACACAACCTGCGGCACCTCCCCATCACCTTGCGCCTCTTTTCCATCCACATCGGACTGTCCAGATACAGCCGGTAGGCCGCCAACCACTCGATCCGTTCTCCAGTCCGTTTCGCTTCCCGTTCCATCCGGCGTATTGATAAATTCATAGGAGGCGATTTAAGGCGTTTTGTTCGGGAGTCCGCTGTCATTACCTTACCGGAGCATTAAAACACGCTCCTAGCGCCGTTTACGGAAGCGCTAGCCCCATCCCTATCAGCCGCCCCAACCATCTTTTCAAGCTTCGCCGCTAATGCCTCGATCCGCTCTCCCCTCCCTCGATTCTCGCTACTCATTAACCCAGTCCTACTAAGCATCCGGTAGTAGCTCCGATGCCCTCCCAGTAGACTTAGCAGAAACGTAAGCTCCTTTGCCGTAAATATTTGTGAAAATTTTTCCGAGGGGAGTTGACCGGTCGTCGGCTCGGCCCCCACCCCGCCGGCGGACCCCCTCCCCCCCTCTTTGGCCCGGGCGGGAGATTTCAAATCACCCTTCATCGGAGGGTGACCCTCCTTTGTGGCGCGATTGTGGCGTTTTCCGAGGGCGTTTGATCACTTGGCGACGATATGTGCGCCAAATGCGCCCGTTCTTCGGCAAGGGTCGACCGGTCAGGAAAGGGGTTAGGTAAGTGCTTTCGAAGCTTGGCGAAACAGGATCGGCTGCTTCGAGAGCAAGCATAGCAAACTCGAGCGAAGCTTTTGGGAATTGACCAGGCGCATTTACCGAATTGCCAAGCAGAAGGATACACCTCGCAACCGTTTCTGACTTTGATGACGATCAACTCGAAACCGAGGAGGACGTAAGGCCAGCCATACATGCGGTCCTGCATGTAATCGGAGTAAACGCTGTAAAGAGCGACGTTACCCTTGCGACCGATTTGTGAATAGGAGCGGCCCGGGAGTTTGAAATGGATAGGGAGCGGGACAGGGTTAGTCATAACGTGGGAAAGGATTATGATCACGGATTTGTTCGAGTGTCTGATGGATTCTCTCGAGGCAAGCAGCGACGTGGGTGATGGAGAAGCTGATGCGAGCCAGAGAGACGTCGATGGACTGGATGCTGATGAGTTTGGTGAACTGGAGGTCGTCTGAGAGTGCTGGTACTTGCTGAGCAAGAGCAAGAGATTTTTGAAGACGTTCATCGGCTTGGTTTTCATGCTGAGCGAAAGAGGCGAGGAGAGGTGGGCGAAGAGGTGGAGGCATAAGATTTTGGTTTTCAGATTAGGGTTACTGGCAAAAGCGAAAGTCTGGCACAAACAAAGCGGATCGCTTGTTGCTTTGGACAATTGTGCCAACAACCCCCTTTAGGGGAGTTGGCAATTGGCACAAAGATCCGCCTTGTGCCAGACGTTGATTGGCACATGAAATGGCACATAAATGGCACATGGCACAAAGTATTTACAGTGTCTGTGGTTTGGGACGGAATTTGGTGACGTAGTTTGAAGTCAGGAAGTAGGTGGAGTCAGTTGGTGTGAGGGCGATGAAGCCGTTTGATTTAGCTTCTTTGAGTCTGCGCTCGAAGGTGCGTTTTGAGAGACCTGCGGCGGTTGCGCGGCGCAGGAGGTTTGAGTAATTGGCGTATTCATCGTCATCGAGGAGCTGGCAGAGCTGGTGGACATCGAAACTTTTCTTGCGTTGGGTGAACGACTTGAGGTTATCGGGATCTTTATGCTGTTGGACCCTGAAGCGCGGATAATCGAATTCGACGACGAATGAGTCGATGGGTGGCCAGTGGCGCAGGTCGACGTGGACGGTGTAACATTTTTCGTCGGCATGTTCCCTGAAAGCGAGGCAGGCATCCGGTGCGCGGCCCCAGACGCCGGAACCGCTGAAGGCGTCGATGGCGCGTTTGTCGCTCTGGTTGCCTTTGGAAAAGTGCTGGAGCAGGTCGACGCCGGATTTGAGTTTTTTGGCGAACTGGAGCGCGCGGTTCATGATGTCGATAATGACGCCGGCGTCTGATTCGCTTAAGCCTGCGCCTGCGAGCAAGCGATAGGTTGGGTCGAAAGAAACCGCGCTGTATTTGTCCGGGACGATATGTTCGGCTAACTCGGTCAGATCTGAGAGATGGAAGGCTGCGCCGCGCAGGGAAAGGATCTCGATATTGTCCAGGTTGCCTTTGCCGTAGGATTCGCCGATCAGCTCGTAGCGGCGTTTGATCTCTGCGCTGAAAAGTTCCAGGTCGATATGGAGCACTTTGCCGCCGAAGGTTTTTGGCCACACGAGCCAGCCCAGGTTATTGGAGATGCAGAACATCAGATCCATCTGGGCCCAGCTTTTCCAGCTCTTGGAATGACCGCCTAAGAGCAACACTTCTTCCTTGCGCCACAAACCGTCAATAATCACCGGCGGTTCAGGCTCGGCGAGAGTGGCGACCGGTTTAATGGCATCCCAGTGCGCGGTTGGAGCGGGCAGCGCTGCCACCGCGGGATTGTGGCGCAGCAACTGTTCTTTAAAATCTCGCCAGGAGACAATGTCGCTCATTTGTTAGCGTTTAAGTGGCAGGAGCGCAATTTTAAGCTTGCCGTTTTTTGCTAGCCAACCGGCAGCGCGGTAAGGGCGGCCGGCTATGAAGCCGCTTCCGATTAAATCAGGGTGATCAGAATCTTTTTTTTGAGTGTTATCAATAAGTTCCAGAGCGCCGCGCGGGTTATCCAGCCCCAGTTTCTCGCGCTCGTGGTTGACTAGCTCTCTGATCATATCTTCCATGCGCAGGGTGTCGCGGTGGATTTCAGGGCTGAACTGTAAGATTTTCGCGCGCAAAGCGTCCTCATCGACGATGTAAAAGGCCCGTCCCATTTACAAAAGCTTCGGCTGGGTCTGGTCTTCGAAATAGTCGGCGATCGCCTGCATCATGGCGATTTCGCGCTCGGCGCTTTGCTCCGTCATTGTGCCTTGGCTAACCAAGCGCCGGTAAACCCGTTTGCGTTGTGCGACCTCGCGCTTGGCGCATAAACACAATTGATCGACTGAAAAGTGTTTATCGTTCATCTTCGTCCAGGATCCGCCGCTAAAGTCTTGGATTTCCATAGTACTGGCCCGACTCGATTTTTTTGCGGCGCGAGAAAGTCCCGGCGCATTTTGTGCCCCGCTCAAAACCGGTCTTTAACCCGCGCTCGAACCCCAGCCGGTAGCTGAACAGCCCAAAGAGCGTGCCCACCAAAAAAACACTCCCAAGCTCTATCCAGTGGCTCATGTTTTTGCCTCCGTGTCTTTAAGTTTGCGTTTTGAGCCATCACTGGCTAGCTCGGGCTCCTGCTGGTTCCATTTGAGCACCGGCGCGAACCGGTTGTTGACGAAATCCTCCAGACTCTTGCCTTTGAAGCCCGTCGCCTTCGCACACGCAGTTTCCAGCTTGCCGATTGTGACCTTGGCGATACCGAAAAACTCCGGCTGCGACATGAAATCTTTCGCTATGCCGTAGGCGCCAAGGGTGTCGGTAATGACCCGCTCGCGTTTGCCCTCCTTTAAATACCAGCCCGGCACAGCGTCCGGAGCACTGGCAAGAATCGTTTTATAACGCTTGCGCACCGCTTCCAGGACCCGGGCCGCAGTTCCGATCGCCTCAAGGAGCCGCGCGCCCTGGGTGCCGACCGGCAACTCGAACTCTCCAGCTTCGATGCGCTTGGCCAATTCATAGGTGCGGTTCGCGCTGGCCCGCGCTTCAGCGCAAACCGTCTGCGCCGGGCAATGGTCGCACCACGCACCCGGGATCCGCGGCGCATCCGGATCGGCACAGTCTCGAATGGCAGCGCGCAGCTCGCGCAAGCATAACTCAGCCTCAGGCTCGTCATAGAGCGCGATACTGGTCGCGTTGCGCTCAAAAAACGGTTGCAGAATCGCTACGCTGAACTCTGCACAGGCGCTGAAATTCGCCCGCGCCAAACCCACCAGCTCGCGCAACTGATCGTTTTCTTCGGCCGGCACAACCCGCTTGAAACCCGTTTTGCCGTCAATGATCAGCATCCGCATCCGAGCCGGGTTCAATGTTCCGTAGGCGACATCGAACTGGCCAGAGTGCACGGGCTCCAGGCGCTGATGCAGCCACAGGCGCTGTTCCCGGCCCAGCAGCACGAACTGTTCGCCGCGCGCCCAGTCGGTCGCCACCAACCGTTCCAGGCGTTGCAGGCTTGAGAGCACCTCCGCGTCTTTAGCCTCTAACTGAACATGTTCACCGCACCAGGCGCGGTGAATTCGGGTCCCGCGCTCCGCATCGGAATCAGGCTCCTGGGGCGGCAACTTGCCGGCCTTGCGCAACGCCCGAATCAGGTTCGAGCTCCCCGGGCAGCGCCTGCGCCGGTATGCGCTTGAAGCGCTGTCGAGGTCCAGCCGCTCCGGATCGTTCATGGCACCTGGTCAATTTTCATTTTGCGTAGTTCAGCCAGCCTGTCAGTGCAGGACTCCCAGTCCGCAATCACCATGTCCAGATGCTGATCGGCGCAGTCGTCCAGGCTGGCGGCTTGTGCCGGCGCCAGCCGCAACGGTTTCATCAACCCCAGTAGCTCAGCCTCGCTGAAGCCGGCCTTGACCAATAAAGTACGGATCTGACCGACTCGATTCAGAGGCTCTACAGCTTGCACAGGCTCGGGCGCTGGTGCGCTCTCTGGCGGCTTTGGCGGCACCAGAGGCTCCTGCCCTTCCTCGTCATCCAGACTGGCCGCCGCAGGGCGCCGTACAGCTCGAGAAGCGTTATCGGCTCCTAACACAGTCGCTCGGGCCGGCGCAGCTGCGTTAAAGCGCTCCTGCTCGGTAAGCGAGTCAGGATCATTGTCGCGCTCAAGAGCTTCACGCGTCTCAGGCGAGAGCGGTAACCCCTTGGAGTGCCGCCTGAAGACGGTCTTTTTCGCCATTTCATTCCAGTCAGTCACCCACGGACCTTTGCTTGCTGCGCGGCTGCGCTTACGCACCGCTTCAATTTCCGCCACGCTCATCCAGTCGAACTCCTCGGCCCCGTCAGGGAACTTCACCCAGCTGTAGGCACCCAGGATCTTGCCTCGGTCTTCCAGGTTGGGTTTATGGTCCAGTAGACCGCGCGTGCCAAAGCGCAATTCAAACTCGTCCTTGGCGCCCACCACATCGCCGTGCATCGCACTCACATCATGATTGCGGCGCACCAGTTCCTTGATGCCCTTGTAATCGACAATGAGCGTGCATTCCTCGCCAAAGGGGATCAGGTGCGCACGCCTGCCATCGGGTTCCAGCCCCATCGCCCCAAGGGAAAGCAGGCAGTTAAAAAAGCTTTCCTGGCTGCATTTGAGCAGGTCCGGATTTCTGTGTGTTGCCTGGAACGCAATGCGCACGAAGCGCTCGGGGCTCATGGTGCGCGGTAGAAGCGCGCTCAGCTCGCGCTTGAACGTTTCGCCCTGGAGCCACTCCCGCAGTTCCCTCTTGGAGGAGGACTGCGGCTTGGTTATTTGTTTGGATTGTATCTGACTGGTCATAGAGTGTTACACCGTAGGTTTGTAATGTGATGTTCAGAAGGGTAGTTATGATCCGCTCTGCCTCCAGCGCACTGCCAACGACCCAGACGTAGTGGCCCAGGCTCGAGAGCAGCTCGATTGTCTTTTCCTGTTCTTCGCTGAATCTGCCGCTCGCCAGCTTGAATTCGAAAAGCGCCGTGCGGCCGCCCGCCAGCCACACGCTGAAGTCCGGATGCCCTGGCGCAATCGTGGAACGCTTGTCGCTACGCGGCCAGACGTAATGGAGCGCGCCGCGTTTCTCGAGTTTGCGCAAAATCGCGGCGAAGCTCTTCTGCTCGTCAAGTTCGCGCCTGGCAATGGCTCTCCGTTCGCGGGCCAGCACTTTGGCTTGCTCAGCCGGAGCCATGCGCGCGACGATATTCGGTTCGCGCCCCGTGATCATGGCAACGCGGGCTAAAACTTGCCGACAGTCTGCTGGCGTTCCCAGCGCTCGATATCGCTCAAGCGGAACCGCAACCGGTGCCTGAACTTGATGCACGGGATACGTCCGCTGCGCGCCCACCGGTAGATCGTTTCCCGGTCGAGCCCGAGCATCTTTGCGACTTCATTAGCCGTTAGTCTCCTGTCTTGAACGATTGTATCTGGCATGGGTCCGCCTTTTGTTGGGTGAATCAATAGCACGCTTTCAGGACGACTTTGGAACCGCAGGAAACACCAGATGCGTTCCAGACAGATTTGGATGCATTTCGGAACAGATTCGTAAACGTTTCAAAGATATTTCGCCTCAAACTTTTTTGTTGACAATGTTAGGCGTGGATTAGCCGTTCGTGTCGTTAAACACCCTCCCCAGGAGCTTCTTTTCCAGGTAACGCAGAACTAGTTCTTTGTGGAGGTCGGCAGCCAGTCGCTGCGCCTCCAATAATACTGCGCGGGCCTGCAAGTCGTCTCGCAGATTGGACCGCAGCCGGTGGGTGCGATAGTTATAAAGCTGTTTTCCGCTTAAGAGCCGTTCCATGGCGAGCCTCTCAATTGCTGGATCGAACTCATGGAACAATCCATAACTGTTCTTGTTCTTCTTCTTAGACATCCGAAATTTCCCTTTCCTAGGGTTGAAGGATGATTTGAAATCTCCCACACATAAAGTGAATTCAGATTTTAGACGATGCAATTTGCATAGTTACGCTAAACTAATCCTGAATACGCTTGCGCTAGACAGACTGGCACAGCATTGCAATTTGCAAAAGTTACAACTTGACTTAGAACCCTTTGTTTATCACTTGACAATCATAGAGACATGCTCTATCTTGATTGCATGAACAAAAAACACTTCTTCGAACTGGTTCCCGGAAAAAACGGAATGCACGTCCTGACAGACTTTGGCCGGCCGATTCTCGAAACCCGTGACAAGCGCCACGCCGAGCTGATGCTGGAAGACTATCAGTGCGGATACTCGCAAAGCTTAGAACGCCAGATGCAGAGCTGGGAAGACGCGGGCGAATAACTAACCGACCGGCGAGGGTTCGACCCCCTCGCCACTTGAGAGCTTGCATCCATGACCAAACGCAAAGATCCGGACCGCAATCAGCGCGGCGGCAGACGACCCAATGCAGGCCGCAAGCCGTCTGTTCCGGGCGGACGCGCGCAACTGACGATCAATCTGGCCCGCAGAACGATCGAGGCACTGGGTATTTATCCGGCGAGGGTCGCGGAGGAAATCGTTGAGAGGTTTGTTGCCGACGGCGGACGCAAACATGGAATTGAACCTGACTAACCTCAAAGACCTCGCCTACATCTGCGAGATCGCGCTTATTTACTACGAACGCAGCTACGGGCTCCCGAAAGAGGACGCCTGGCGCGAGCGCATCACCAGGTACAGGACTTTGATCCAGGCTGAAATTGATCGGCTTGAGACATCGCCTGGTGAACAGCCGCTCCAAATCGATCCCGAACGCGTCAGTTGCGAAACCGGCATTTACGTCCGCGCCGTTTATCCGGCGGACGGCAAAATTCACTCGGTCGATATCTCGGAACTGACCAAAGAATCGCTCTTTGCGTGGCTGCGTTCCGGCGGCGGAAACAACCCATGGGCCGAAAAGCTCGTGGCACTTCTGCTAGGCTACGAGGTCGATGATTGAATCTACTTACTTTCGATAGCTGCAATCTGGTCTGGTTCGAGGACGAACAACCTGCCGGTGTGAGAGTCAAAAAGAACGATTCGCACGGGCGGTTTGCGCTCATAAATCAGCACGTCGGCTTCGCGATCAATGTCGATCCATGTACCGCCGACAGTCTCGACGGCGAACGGGCGGAAAGGGATCTGTCGAAGCCGCTCATTGACGATTTGGGCATTCATTCGAATGTCTGTACCACTGCCGTCGCTCGCACGCAATTCCGATGCGTGTCCATGCTGGTAGCATAAAGTCGTGCCAGAGCAGAACGCCACAAATACGCCACAGTTTTTTGGCTCCCTCGAGAAACGGTAGCTCCCAGATCTTCCCTTACCACCGGCCTACAACACCGGCCCTAAGTCGCCTAAAGCCTTGATGTTACGCAACTTAAAGTTCCTGTTCCACATGGAACATTCACCATTTAAATAATACAAAAAACGACTAAAAACGACACATTACGCTTGATTTTGTGCCACATTTGGCGTAGCGGATTTTGTCTAATACTTATTCAAACATGACCGGCAAATTCACTGTTAACCAACTCTCCGCTCCACACGGCAAGTGTCACTGGCGCGTCGAAGGCAAAATCCATGGCAAACGTATCCGCGCTTTCTACCCCACCAAGCTCGAGGCCGAAGAGGCCGCGCGCAGACAGAACATCGAACTGGCTGACCACGGGGCTAAATCTGCCGCCTTTCCAGAGTGGCTGCGCTCTGAAGCATTGTATTGCCACCAGCTACTCGAGCGGATCGGCGCAAACCTCACTCAAGCGACTGATTTCTACCTCAAACACCACGACCGGCGCGCAAATTCGCTTACCGTCAACGAGGCATTCAAGGCTTTCCAGACTCACACCGAGCGCAGAGTGGCAAACGACCTTATCACCAAAGGTCACGCGGGAACCTCAAACAAATCCATTCGCAAGTTCGCCGCCGAGTTCGGTGAGCGCTTCATTTGCGATATCACCACGCTCCAAATCCAGGACTGGCTCGATCTGTTGCCATTGGCCGCCCCCACAAAGAGAACCTTGCGGCGCAACATCGGGGCTCTGTTCATTTACGCGCGCAAACGCACCTGGATTAAAGAGAATCCGGTCAAGGAAGTCGAAGCAGCCCTGGATCGCCACTCAAAAACGAAACAGCCAGAGATTGTCTCGGTGTCTGAAGCGGCAAAACTGCTTGAAACCGCCGAGGACAGGCTGGTGCCGGTAATCGCACTTGGCCTCTTTGCCGGTATCCGGCCGGCTGAGGTCCGGCGCCTCTCCTGGCAAAATATCCTGTGGCACAAACGCCAGATCGATGTTCCGGCTAAAATAGCCAAGACCGCACAGGCGCGCTGGGTCGACATGACCGACAACCTGATCGAATGGCTTAGTCCTTATCGCAAAAGCCTTGGACCCATTATCGACTTGAGCGAAAGTCATGCCACCCGGGCGATAGCTAAAGCAGGAAAAGACGCCGGAATCGCAAAATGGCCCAAGGACGGATTGCGGCACTCCTTCGGCTCTTATCACCTGGCCGCACACGATAACGCGGCACTCACTGCCCGCCAGATGGGGCATGTATCCACCGACATGGTCTACGCCCATTACAATAACCGGCGCACCAGGGAAGAGGGAATCGCCTTCTTCAACATCCGCCCCGCCGGCGCCGCAGCCCAGAACATCGTTGCCATCGCATAGCCTTGGGCGCTATAATCGATTGGCAGCAGCGCTCAATCGGTCAATCGACTGCCCTCTGGCCCCTGATTCGCCTCTCGGGTTCCACGAGGGCAGTTTGATTTTGTCAATAAATGCATTGCCAACGCACTTCGCTCAGGCTTACCGTCCCCCACGAGTGGGCAGAGGCGAATGAAAGCGATTCTGATTGACCCGTGGAACAAGGCGCTGGAAACCATTGATATCAATGACGTCGATCTGCCGGCACTGCTGGAGCTGCACCGGCTGGTGGGCGAAGACGCGTTAGCCTTTGCTTACCCCTGTCCGGGCGTGTCGATTGCCGTAGGCGATCACAGTGCGCTCCACGAGCCTCCTCTGCCAGCTTTCACGCTCGATGGACTCAATGGTGCCCTCTACGGGCGCGCCGTGGTTCTGGGCCATTCTCGCGACGGCAAAAGCCGGGATCTCAAGCTCTCCATCGGAGCGCTATCAAAAATCATCGAGTGGATATGAAAACGCTCAGTATCCTCTTTCTAGCTTTGCTCGTTCAATCCTGCACCTGGGGCTACAAGCAAGCTACCACCAGCCAGACTTATTCAGCTGTGCCGGTTGACCATGTGGAAATTCTGTCGTTTCCACCCAGCCGGCCATTTAAACAGATTGGCATCGTGTCGGCGGTTGGGTATCTGTCGAGCTCTGAGACCTACCGCAAATTGCGTAAAGCTGCGGCTGATCTGGGAGCTGACGCAGTCATCATAACTCACTCGACTCCTGTTAATATTGCGACCTATCCTTCGGTTGAAGGTGCAGCCATCAAGTACCTATGAAAACAATCGAGTATCGGGACATTGTCGACAGGGACGATTGGGACAGTGGCCCTTGGGACAATGAACCCGACAAAGTCCAGTGGCAGGATCCTGAGACCGGCATGCCCTGCCTGGCAGTAAGAAATCGTTTTACCGGCAACTGGTGCGGCTATGTCGGAGTGGCTCCAAGTCATCCGTGGTTCGGTCTGGACTACGATGACCAGAAGATTGTCGAGGTCTCAGTCCACGGTGGATTGACCTTCGCCGGACTCTGCGCCGAGGACGATAAGGAGCACGGCATATGCCACAAGCCTGAACCGGGCGAACCGACCCACGTCTGGTGGTTTGGCTTCGATTGTGCCCACGCTTTTGATCTAGCTCCAGGAATGGTCGCATCGCTTAAAAAATACAAAGAGGCTGAGGAACAGGAACGTATCCTGGCGCACTTCCGCAGCGACAGCTACCGCGATCTTGCCTACGTCAAGCAGGAGTGCGCCCAGCTGGCTAAACAACTCCGTGAGCAAGAAATCTAAGTTCCCAGGTAACAGGGGCGCGATTCTCGTGGAAGGTCAGCAGCAAGCGTCCTTCTGGATCCGCGCTTTTCAGCTCGGAGAACAGATCGATCGTGTCCGCGCCAAAGTCGCAGAAAGGCCCGAGCGCAAAGTAGCCTCTGCACCGATTATCGGCCACTACATAGTCGACGAGAATCTAGAGTTTTATTATGTGCTTTCCTTCGATGTGGATTCTCTCGGAGCGCGCGACATGCTGGGCAAAATCTTTTATTGCTCACCGGAGCATCGAGACCAGGCAATTAAACTCAGAAACGAAATCGGTGTGGAACGAATGAACGACGTTTTGAATTGTGCGAAATGCGGTTCAGACAACATACGGGTTTACCAGAGTTGCCCGCCTGCGGCGCTAAGTCAGGACTTGCAGGACTTCAATTTTTTTTGGGGTGTCGAATGCAATGACTGTCATCACCACAACGCGCATTTCTGGTCGAAATTAGCCGATGCGATTCGGGAATGGAACGAGAGAAAATCTTGAATTCGAGATTGGAAGAAGCGCTGAAAGAAAAAGACGCCGAGATCAAGCGGCTTAGGACTGCTTTGCGGCATTTGGAAGCTTTGACGCAATCATGAAAGCGCTGGAGAAAAAGGCCGAACGAGTCGCTGGCGAATTTGTGGACAAAGGCATGGAACTGGAAATTGAGACTTACGAACCCAAGAAGGAACAGCGTGAGAATCCTCCCAATCACAAATCCAGATGAACTTTCGGTAGTCGCTGAAACGATCCTGCGCAACACTTTAAGGGACAAGCGAGCGTTCGAACTGATCGAAGCACTCATTGCTGATCCTGAAGCTGACAGACGCCAACTGGTTATTACAGGTTTTGCGCTAGGCGCGGCAGCCGCCTTAAACGAAATGATGCAGGGACATTTGATTAATGTCCATAGCAAGGGCTAGTGGTGCTTCTTTAGCCCTTTAATAATCAGCTCCTCAATCCACTGTGATCGCGTCTTTTCCGGAATCGTAGAGCGCAGGAGATTAGCTACTTCTGTCCGCAGCCGGATAATGATCGACAGCTTGCGCTCCTCATCCGGCGGTCTGCCGCTTCCTGGTCTGGGTCCGCCTCTCATAAATGTTCAAAATTCAAAACGCTTTTGATTCAGCATAGACAAAATCAGAGCGCTTGGCAATCTTAATCCAAAGTTGATCGCTGTGCCACATTCTGCCACAATGCCGCTCAACCGTGCGCATTGCTGATAAGGCGAACGATCCATGGAACGGGATAGACTGGCGCTGGGAAATCCCGCAGGACGCTGACCCCTACGATCTGGTGCTGGCCAAGGTCCGGATCGTCTCTGACCGGATGCCGGATAAGTACCGCAAGTGTCTTCATATGCTGGCTGATGGCTGGAGTCCCAACCTGATTAACCAGTGGCTGGGTCTGGGCGACGATGTCATCCGGCGCATCCGGCAGATTCATCCGGTATCGATCGCCAAGGTCAAGGAAAGCATTCTGGATAACCTCTTGGAGGCGAGCCAGATCATGAGCGAGCGGCTCGCCAAGGAAGCGCACACGCTTCCCGTCCACCGGTTGCCCAACGCACTGGCTGCGACGATCGACAAGGCACAGCTCCTAAGCGGAGGGGTTACCCAGCGCACCGAGACCAAACGCGTTGTCACCCAAGAAGAATTGCAGGCGCTTTTTGAGGCGCTGCCGCACGCAAAAACAATCGAGGATAAAAGCGATGCCCACTGAAGACATGACCCTCACCTGGCAATCGCCGCAGTTTAATGTCGATCTGACTCCGGTTGATGTAACGCTCCAGTTCAATGCGGCCGGCGCTGGTCCGATCGGGCCGCAGGGCGCGCCAGGACCGGCAGGGGCACCGGGCGCCACAGGCGTACAGGGTCCGCCTGGTCCTCAAGGATTGTCTGGACCCCAAGGAGCGATTGGCCCCCAGGGCGGACCAGGTCCGGTGGGTCCGCAGGGGGTTCAAGGACCGACAGGTCCGCCTGGAGCCGGGCTGGTCATTAAAGGCACCGTACCGACTTCAGCGAATCTTCCCACTACCGGTAACGCAGACGGCGACCTCTGGATTGCCGCTGACACCGGGCACGGTTGGGTATGGACACAATCGACTTCCAGCTGGACTGACGTTGGCCAGATCCAAGGACCACCTGGACCGGCGGGTGCACAAGGTCCAACGGGCACGCAGGGTCCAATCGGGGCCACTGGACCTGCGGGACCAACGGGCGCAACCGGCGCTCAAGGTCCGGCAGGCGCGACCGGTCCACAAGGAGCAACAGGACCAGCAGGCACGACCGGCCCGCAGGGAATACCTGGTGTCCCGATGAACTGGCGCGGTGCCTGGGATTCGGCTACCGCATACGCAATCGGTGATGCCGTTCAGCGCAATGGATCGAGCTATACCTGCATACAGGCCAACACGGCCCAAGATCCAGCGATTCAGACGACCTACTGGAGTCTGTGCGCAGCACAAGGCGCTGTCGGACCGACAGGCGCAACGGGTCCGACAGGACCACAAGGGCCAACCGGCCCGCAAGGAAGCACTGGCCCGCAAGGAAGCACTGGGCCCGCTGGCCCCGCAGGACCGTCGACTCCGAGCGCTAATAGCGGAAACTTGCTGACAACGGGCAGCGACAACTTGCTTTACCTGCCGGCCAGCCAGATCCAGCCGACTATCTGGAGTGCCAGACTTAGGTCGTTTAATAGCATTGGAAACTGCACATTCGAATGCGACCAGCGCAATGTAGGAACTGCTCTAACTAATCCGGCCAGTGGAACCTTTATCCAGGATCGATGGGCCATTTTTAAAAGCGCTGGTTTGACCGGCGCGGTCAATACTGCGCTGCAAAGTGTTCCCAGTGCGCCGATTGTCATTCCCGGGACGAATTTCGGCATTACGCAAAATTTTCAGCGGTTCACGGTAGGGACAGCACAAGCGAGTTTGGCGGCAGGCGATTTTTGGGGGATTACTCAAAATCTTGAAGGTCCGCATTGGCGCGAGCTTTCGCTTGATGTTCATTCGGTTTCGTTGCTGGTTCGTTCGACTGTCGCCGGACTAAGCTTTGCCCTACGTCTGCGGGATTCAGGCGTACATAATAGCTTGGTTAAACTCTGCACCATTCCATCGGCTAATACTTGGACCTTGGTTACGTTGCCTAATTTGCCCGTTTGGGTGGGTACATATAGCGCGGTCCCCGGGCAAATCGCTTATCTATTGGATATTTTTCTAGCTTGCGGTTCGACTTATACGGCCGCGTCTAATGCAGCTTGGCAGAGCGGCGATATTCGTGGGGTCACCGGCATGGGCAATTTTCTAGCGACTGCGGCTGCGACTTTTGACGTTGCTTTCGTCCAGCACGAGCCCGGCAGTCAGTGCACGACCCTGATCGATGTGCCGTTTCCGCAGAATTACGACGCTTGCCTTCGCTACTTTTCAAAAACTTATGGTTATAGTGAAGCTATAGCAACTACGGATATTAATGGACTAAATGGTTCTTTTTTGGCAAGTGCGGCTTCGCGTGCGGATGGTTTCGGCCCGTTTTCTAAAAGAATGGCTAAGGGGCCGACCGTTACCCTTTATGAGCCGTCAGCAGGATCTGCCAATACAGCTTATGATTTGTCAGTTGGAGCGGCAGTATCGGCAACCGCGCAGTACATTAACGATGCTTCATTTCTCCGATTGAATGGCACCAGTTTTACTACTGGCCATATTTACGGAGTTCACTACACCGCCGACACCGGCTGGTAGCTAATAGATTTATGTCAGACTACACTACTTCCTACGCGATCAGATACAGCACGCCGCACCTGAGCCAACAAACCGAGGTTGCGGTAGTCACTGCAGCCGTAAGCATACAGAACGAAGACCCTGGCACCGCCGATCACGCCAACCGCCTTCGTTGGGCAAATTGGGCAATTCCTAACTCAAGCGTTGCTTGGCAAGCGTTTGCATGGCCGGTCGCTAACAATCCGAGCATCGTTGCCGCGGTGACGGCTGATCCGAGCGGTCAGACGGTCGCTGATTCTGACGTTCAATTTGTGGTGAATTCTTACGTCGAAATCGTCATCACCGAATGGGTCGCTAACAACCCTGCTGCTTAAGGTCTGGGGATCGCTTGCGGCGGCTGCTGCGATTGGCCGCCATGCGCTTTCTGGAAAGCTTTGCGCCAGACGATCACCTTGCGCCACCATTTTCCCCGCGCTCGGTCTCGCTCATCCGTACTGGGTTGCTCGCAGTTCTTGGCTCGCTCCTTTGTTGTGGGTTACTCACCATGAATGGCTCGCTCTCCGGTCATTGGGTTACTCAGTCTAGATGGCTCGCTTCAACGAGTTGGGTTTCTCATCTCGTATGGCTCATTGCGCCAGTTCCTCCAGCGCTAAAGCCAGCATCACTTCGCCTTCCTTGCGCACATCCTCGGCCAATTCGCCCAGCCGATTGACCAGTATGGTCGTCAGAAATTCCATCACCTTGACGTGCTGGTAGATCCGGTTGCGCGCCAGTTCGCTGCCAAAGTGCTGCAGCATTAACTGGTAGACCATGCGCCAGTATTCGCGCCGGGTTTGGCACGCGTGAGGCAGCTTGCCGTCGTTGACCAGATCCTTGATCACCACGATCGCCATCTCTGTCAGCCGCTCCCACTTCATTGAGACCTCGCGCTCACGGGTTGAATCACGGTCAGCGTGCCACTGAAAAGCGGCGTCACGATCGGCGTAGGGGACGCAGGCGACTGTACCATGCGGACCTCGTAGAAATACGGCACCGCTTGCATCGTCGCGGTGACAGTGGCGGAAACGGTCAGCCAGGTCGTGCCTTGAGTCGGAGTGGTGGTCTCAGTCCAGTCGACCTCGACCACACTGGGATCAGTGTCCGGAATGCTCAACGACGTCTTAGCCGTAAACAGGAACTCGAATCCCGTGATATTGACCGGTTGCGTGTTCCCGTTTGCGTCCTTGACCGTCAGCGCAATCTGGCTTGAGAGCGTAGCGCCTTGCTCGACACAGAGGTTCAAGCCCGGCGGCCCGCAGGAAGGACACGGCTGGACCGGAGGCGAAGGCGTCGTTGTCGAAGGGGTAACCGGAACGTTCGCACTCGAAGGACCAATCGGAGTCCGCTGGATCTGAGTCTGATAGCGGATCGCAGCCAGATTCGGCATGTCCAGACTGGGCATGTGCCACATCGTGCCACAAAACTTTCCAATACGCCAGACGCAATTTGCATTGCAATGCTGTTTGGTTTATGCTATACACAATCAAATATGCTTTACACTCTCGCAACTATCGTTCTGTTTGTCATCGCCGTGAGGCTGCTCTTTTGGCCAGCCGTATTTGCCGGTGCGCTGGCCTGGCAACTGCGCTGGATCCTTCTCGCGCTTTTCCTTGCTTTCGTAGCCTTTTTCCTGGGTCCGATCCTGTACTCCTCTTGGCAGGCCAACACCCAGGCAGAGGCACAGGTCAAGGCGTACCAAGAAACGCATCCAGGTGCCCGATGAGGACCGTCACAATTTTCCTGGACCGCCCAAATGAATAACGCGCAATTGAAAGAGCTTGTCACTCGTCGACCGTTCCGCCCGTTCGAAGTCGCAACAAGCGCCGGTGATCATTACGCAGTCTTGGAAGAAGCCGACATTTTCAATAATCGTCGGCGACCGGATCTTTTCATCATTTTCACTGAAGATGGTCTAGCACATTGGATCGAATCGACAGACATCGTGAGCGTTACAACATTGTGAATCAGCAATGAACGACGAAAACCAACCTGCCACTAAGGGCGATCTGCGGTTACTGGAACACCGTTTACGCGAGTTTATTCTTGATCGGGAAAGTGCCCTGACGTGGCGTGTCATCGGACTCTGTTTCCTGGTCACCGCAACTCTGTGTGGCGGACAGCTTACCGTATTTATCTTTATGCTCAGCCACTGGAGACGATGACCACGATTGATATTCTTAATCACCTGAAAGCTTCCGGTCTCGCGGAAAAGCAGGCCGAAGCGATCGTCGAAGCTATCGAACAGAAGCGCGAGGACTTCGTGCGTAAAGCCGATTTGGAGGCTGTTGCCGAGCGGCTAAAAAGCGAGCTGCAGCGCTTCGTGTTCGTCACCATTGTACTGACCGCTATAGCGCAGCTTGTGGTTGCCAAGATTTGGCATTGACAAGTTCGTTACTTCCTTGGTCGAAAATTTCTATTCATCCGATAATATTGCTGGTCTGTCGTGAACGGCGACGTCTTTTCCAGCGGCGTAACCTGGCTGGCGCGATCGATCCGGTAAGACTTGATGATCGGCCGAGTGCCAGGGAACCCTTTCCCACCGCGAGCTTCGAGCAACGGATTCGCGTCTCGGTTCACGTCGGTGTCAAGCCGCAACAGTGAATTGATCGCATCGCGCTTTGCTTCACCGATTCCGGTTGCCCCAGGTTGACCATTGGCATGGTTCTGGAAGTAAGTGTTCCAATCCTGAGTGAACTCGCTCGGATTATTCCAAAGTTGGCGGAACGGCGCCCGCGTCGCGTTCTGGAGATAGTTGTGGTTAAGCTGATCGAAGTCCACGCTCCGCAAGAGCACGTTATCCTTTTGGGAGATCTCGAATCCGTAAGGGACAGCAAACTTTTCAGTGCCGCGGAACGAACCGTACCGCTTACCTTCAGTGAGCGCCTTGTGATAAAACATCCTGAAGATGGTTCCCATCTTCGAGTTATCAGCCAAATTTTCGGAAAGCGCGTTCAGCGCTTTGATCTGATGCGGGTTGTATTCGTTAGTTTTAGCGAGCGCATCGCGTAGCTCCTGCGGCAGATAGCGGACGAAGGTATTGCCGTTTGGCAATGTCTTGAAACCTATATCGGCTTTTTGATTTTCCGAGAGTGCGTTAATCCGATCCAGCATGTCGTCGGCCAGCTTCGCGTTATATTGCCGAACCTGCGCTGGCGTGCGCATCAGCGGTACGCCGCGACTGTCGCGCATCACGCTGCCGTCCGGATTACGCATGAACTCAGGTGCCGTGTCCAGGAACGTGTCGGCAGCGTTTGTTGAACGCAGATCCTCTCGAGTAAAGGCCCGAGTCGGTAACTCTTCATTGTCAATCGCCCGGTCGCGAAAACGCGTTTGGAAAAATTTCTGGGTGAGTTTATCAACCGCGTCATTCGGGCGTACGCCATCGAAGAGATGCGTCCCGGTAACAAGATTGCCCTGCCGGTCAAAAGCGAAACCTAGCTTTGCATAGGCGTTCTTGAGCATGTTCTGATTGATCCAGCCGGGCCGGAAAGCGGAGGTCGCGTCGACCGCTCCCTGTGGCGACATCATGTAATCAACACCGTGCTCAGCGAATAGTTCTCTGGCGATATCAAGATCACTCAGGTGCGCAGTAGGTTCGCCGCTACGCGCAAGACTGGTGACGTAGCTGTTCTTAAAATTCTGAAAGTCCTGATTTGTTATGTAGCGGCTGGTTGCTGGATCAACGCCGATGGGATTGCCTTTGGCATCAACTGCCGTGTATTGACCAGGTTCGCCACGGTCAACGTTGCCAAGGAGCGCATCATAAATATCAGGGACCATGCCGGCGCTTTGGGTCGCGTGCATGAGCTCGTGGCCAAAAATGCCGCGCACTGTGCCCTCCGGATTAGCCAGATTAACCGTGATCGCTGGCTTATCGGCACTGTCGAAATAATGAATGTGCGGATCGAATGCGCCGGCAACACCCGCTGGATCGTGCGTGAAATTAACGCGCAGGCCAGGCGCCTGTTGGAGATAAGTTGAGAGCATCAACTGGTCCTTGGGTTGCAGCGACAAAAACTGGTCGCGCTGTGTGCCAACCATTGTGTGCAACGTGCGCTGCCAATCGCCGCGCGCTTTGAGATAGACTTCGCCGGGACTGTTGTAGCGCATCCATTGGCCGAATCCGCCTCCAGCCATGCCGAACAATCCGCCGGGAATTGCGTTGCTGATCGCACCACTTAAAGGGTCGTTAGGATCGCTAATAGCGCCTATGAACGCACCTGTTGCCATTCCCGCTGGCGCACCCTTCGCCGCTGCCGCAATCGTTTGTACGGCAGGAGAATCAAGGAATGCAGCCATGTGCGGGCTCACCAGTTTGGTTCCCTGGCTCATTCTCGTCCAGAATGGAACAGTCGCTTCTCCGTAGGCCAGTTCCTGCCCATAAGTCTTAAAAAAATCTCTTAAGACTGAAGCGGCTTTTGGGATTGCATCGACGTGCTCGAGCGCATCGACTCCCATCTCTGCCAGTCTGCCGCCCCAGGCGTGTCCTCCCATAGCGCCAACCCCAAACAAGATTCCTCGTCCCATCTTGTCTATGAGCTCACGGGCAACAGGATTGCCTCCGCTCAAGAAATTCAGCGTCCGGTCGCCCAGTCCGATAAGCTTCAAAACAGCGTTGCCGGCAGCGCCAATGACATTGCCGGTCGCGTTAGCGATGCTCTGCGCAAACTGTGTAGCTGTGCCTGGATCAGTGGCAATGCGCCCCAGACTGGTTAGTTGCTGCTGGAGGTTAGCGCTTTGCTGCTGAAACGCGGCATCGGCAGCCCGAGCATCAGGCGCCAGATTAGCTTGCGCGTTGCGAATATTGAGGTAGTTCGGATTGCCTGCTTCAGTCTCCGGATTAGGTGGGACGACCTGGGTCGAATCGAACATGAATTTTTGTGCTCGCGCCTCTGCGACATCAGTCGTTGTCTCGAGCGCACGCTCAGCCAGTAACGGACGAAAAGCGCCCACGGCTTTCATGCCCGCTAATCCTTCCAGGACGCCTGGGCCGACGAGCTGCGCGATTTGCGAAATACCCTCGGCTGCTTGCGGATCGGTCTGCCAGGTTTGGAGTTTCTGTCCGAGATCGGCGAACGCTCCAGTGGCTGAATACGCGTTAGCCATCAAACTTTGTATGCCGCTGCCTACGTCAGCGACCTGCTGCTGACTGCCCACCAATCCCTGGACATCGTGCAGATACTGAGTGTGCAGTTGCGCCAACTTCTGCGGGTCACTAGTGAACATGCTAGCCAATGGCACGTAAAGATTTTTACCGGCCAGCATGACTTGGGCTAGCATATTGTAGACGTCAGAAGCAGTTTTGCCTACTCCTTGCGCAGTGAGCGCATTAAGATCTGTTAATCCGGCTAGTGCCTCCGGATCCGGCGCCTGTCCGCTCGCCTTTTCCGCTACTGCGCGTACAGCCGGGATAGCGTCTTTCCAGCCGGTCCTCGCTAGCGCGGCAACTGAATTCCAGATGTCCCCAACGCCTGACACGCCGCTGTTAATCGCGTCCCAGACTTTCTCGCCCATGTCTTTCTGTGCGCTCGCCGCCTTCTGCGGCTTCAAGACCATTTCGTCGAGCAACTGGGCGTTGTTAGGATCTGTCAACGCCTGGGGATTTTTTGCCAGTGTTACCGCAAGCCTATCATAAGGATCGATTTGGTTCGGGTCGCCACCATTAGCGATATAAGAATCATAAGCTTTAACATCGTCTGGAGTAGCAACACGCATGCCGAAGCTCTCCGGTTTTGTCCTGGCTTGCACGTCGCCAGCTTGCGAAAGCACCAGGCCGACTTTCTGGCCTGACTGCGGCTGGCCTGGAGGCGTGTAGCCTGCCGGAACTCCGGTTTCTGTCGAGGCAAAAGCGTTGCGTGCGAGCGCTTGCTGCATTGCCTGGTTAATCTGATCAGGAGCGACTGCTGCGGTCTGGTTTGACCAGGGATAAGTTATTGCCCCTGGTGCTGACACGTTGACCTGGGACACTCCTTGCTGACCGCCAGTCCCTTTGGGGACAATTGCGTACTGGACCGGCCCTTTGAAATTCTCATTTAATCCCAGAGCCGATCGTGTGCCCATCAGCATGTCCAGGCCCGCGCCTGTTGTACTTCCCGGGCCGACATCTTTAAGCGATGCGGTCGTCGATTGTCCGCTCTGCGGGTTTGTGACTTGGACGTCGAACTTCGAGTTAAACTGATTCGCAAAATTCTTGTCGGTAAGATCTCCGTATTGAGCCAGAACATTTGCTGGTAGCGCAACGCCGGTCGTGTCAGTTCCATCCAGCTTGTCGCCCCACTTTCCAACGTTCCAGTTCGGCTCCGTGTATCCGCCTCGAGCTGGATTATCAACTTCGCCAAATTCAGTTCCGATTGTAGTAGTCGCATTAGTCGCGCTGCTGCTGGGTGAGGCGTAAACGATATTGCCGGTCTCGCGCTGTTGCTGCTGCTGCATGACGTCGCCGACTGTCACGCTTGCTGGATTCATCGCTTGCCATGGGTAGATGATTGGCGGGACCGTCAGCGGCTGTTGCTCGGTCTGCTGCGCTACCGGCGTAGTCTGTCGCGGCCGGATATTGCCGTATTCTTCCCTTGGCAGATCTTTCCAACTCTTAAAATTCGCATCCTGAATATGGTCGTTATCGTTCGGCCCGATACCGGTCAGTCCGTAGTTTGTCGCAAGATGTTGGCCGAATTCGTAAGCACTGTCATTGTCCCACTGAAGTTCGCCTTTCGGTCCCTTGTTGACCCAGTCGAAAGCTCTGCCGTAGGTGTGATAACTCAATTGCGGTGCGACAGCCTGCGGGCCCCCCGCTAGATGCCGTTCGTAAAGTGCCTGCTGTTCTTGCGGGCTGCGATAGCCCATGTGAAGCACCGGGTCGTAACCGGCATCCCGCATTCCCTGGATCCATTGTCTGGCACGGTCGGCGAAATCGGGCTGCAAGCTATCCAGCGAAGCCTGTGTTTGAGAGTCTACTGAAACATCTGTTTGCGGAAGCTGGATCTGGGGCAGGTTCTGCTGGGGAAGATTCTGCTGTAGCGACTGCGCCTGGTCTAGGGACGAGGTTTGCGTTTGGCTTGCGCTAGAAGTGTCTGTGCCAGTCTGCGGCTGATTCTGCGGCGGACTAAGCAGACTCCCTAGGACTCCATAGTCGAGAGCAGGCATTTATTGACCCCAAGTCGTTGGTCCTACCGAACCAGCGGGCATCGTCAGGTCTTGCGAAGGGCCGCCAGGTTTCGGTGTGAGCGCTTGCAATGTTTTTTGTAGCTGTCCCGGCATATCTTGTGTCGCCCATCCAACCACACCAGAAGGCTGCTGTTGCGGTGTGGTGCCATATGGCGTCCCCTCGCTTGCGATAGTCGGATAGGTTGGCTGAGTGGGAGAAGCAGCAGGCGGCACACCTGTTGGTGGTCTCCAGACTGTACCTCCGAGCGGCTGCTTGGTTTGTGGATCGATATCCGTATAGCCCGGCTGATTTGCTAGCGGTGCCTTACCTGCTGCTTGCGCATTGAGCGTATCGCTCGTCGCTTGACTGACGCCGGCTTTGACTGCCGGTTGAACGGGATTAACTGTGACTGTAGCTGCTGGTGTAGTCTGCCCCCATAGTTGCTGCGGCGATGGCACCGGAAAATTCTTCTGGGCATCACTACCGAACTGGTTAACCAGTGTCGCATAATCATTGTAAGCGTTGGCGTAAGCCTGCTTGAGCGGCGTAGCGTCCACGTTTCCAGGCAATCCCTGGATCTTAGCCTGCAGACCGTTCATCTCCATCTGGATCATGTCGGCGGTTTTTCTGGCACTCATCAGAGAGCTGTCGCCCGGTCCAGGCATCAGTTGCCTGATCAAAGCCTGGGCCTCGTCCTTGCCAGCAACTTGACCAGTGTCCTGTAAAAGCCCGCGTCCAAGCGCGATAACTGATCCGCCACGAGTCGCTTCATAGAGACGAACGCGAGGATCGGTCATTTGCTGCACCTTCCCGCTGACGTCCCCGACTCCTACAGTCCGATACATATCGTTCTCAGGAATGTCCTGGTTCTGGTGGTAGAGCATCATGATCTGGTTGTGCGCATTAAGTAGCCCGCTCGCATCTTTGACCTCCTCCGGACTCATGGTGCGCGGCCCGAATTGTTCAAAGGTGTGCATCTGCATCTGGCGCTGGAGCTCCGCCTGCTGACGCATCGTATCGAGCTGCATCTGGCGCATCGTCTCGAAGCCTTGCTGGTAAGCGGCTTTGCGAGCGTCCTCGAAGTCCTGCATGGTAGGATGCAGCCCGCGTTGATAGGCGAACATCATCTGCCTGTTCGCACTGTCAGCGGCGAACTTCTCCACGTCGAATTGCTGCGGCTGATTCTGCTGTGGCTGGATCTGCTGCGGTTGCGGCTGAGCGGCCTGCAGCGGCTTTTTGGTTACCGGATCGATGTCAACGTAAGTGTATTGCGGCTCTGGCATAAACTATTGCCCTGGATCTGGGATGAAAGTTCCGCCCGGGAAGAGCTTGCCGGTCTGGATTTTTCCCGTGGCTGGATCCGTGCGCTGAACATACCTAGTGCCTGGGAGTGCTGGTGCACCTACAGCCGGTTTTTGTTGCGGCTGTACCTGAAGCGCTGGCGGCTGCGCTTGATTCTGCGGCTGGTTCTGCTGCTGCGGTTGCACTTGCTGTGGTTGTTGCTGTTGACCCGGTTGCCAATACATTTCTTTCGGGTTGACGCCCGCCGCAGTGCCATATCCGCTTCTGACTGCGTTGACTGTGTCCAGCAGCTTCGCGTGCTGAACTGCGACCTCCACGCCGCCTTGGCCTCGTTGCAGTGACGCCTGCCGCTGATTGGCTTGGTCCAGAATCCATTGGTTAGCATACATGCCGAGCATCTGCTCCTTTGCTCCTAAGCTTTTCCCGGCCAGAGATTTGTATGCGTCTGGGCTTAGCATCTTACCCTGAAGCATGGCATTGAGCATGTCATTGGCGTTCTGGTTGCGCTGCATGACATCGGCAACACCCTTTGTCGCATCTGAAAGCGCGTGGCCAGCCTGCGCGATTCCGGCAGCGTAGCCAGAGCCAATGTCTCTCGTTGGAACCTGTGCCTGAATGTTAAAAGAGGGGGGGGTGGGATCCATTTCCATAAGATCAACCTTTCTTCACGGTCCCAAAATAATCGGGAACCAGGCCGTATTCGGGCGCCGCTCCGGACACGTTTACCAATTCAGTTTTCATTTTCGGGCAAAAGACTTTCTGACCATGGATCCGTTTGTCGACGCACCGGATGCAGACCTCATACCAGTCGGAGTTGGGCGTCTTGTCAGGCAGCTCGCGCCTGGTCACCAGGTCGTAGCGATCGGTCTGGTAGGGCACGTCGAATCGCTCGGTGTAGTCCCAGATGTCGTCATGGGTCCACTCTTTCAGCGGGAAAACGAAGTCCGGACCTTCATCGCGGTAAACGACACGGGAATGCAGCGGCACCAGTCCGAAGATCTGGTCTTCGTCGCAGTCCTTGTGCGCGACCAGAGCCGCGTCCCACGGATAAACATAGACGCAGACGGGACGCATCAGGAAGTTGAGCCCGCAAAGGAACTTGTCCGGATCGTCGCCGTCTTTAAATTCGAGCGCATTCTTCAAAACTGCCAAATTGGAGTTCGCGCCCGTTTGGTATTCGCTTACCAGCGCAACGATCTCCTTACCGTGCATCAGCGAAGTCTTTTGCGGCGGGTAATCGTGGACCTCGAGGTTGTAGAGGTTGATTACCTGGTCGGCAAACGCATTTTTTCGAGGAAACCAAGGGTCACGATGATAAACGACGGGAATCCGGACATTGCGCGACAAGAGCAAGTGCAGCAACACAGTCGAGTCTTTCCCGAAACTGCAGTACAGCACCGGGAGACGATATTTCCTGAACTGTTCGGCACAGAATTCGAACGTCTCTTTTATCTTATCGTCCAGACTCATGGCTTATCATTTTGCGCTCGTAGTCTGCGTCTGACTCCGGAGGCACGGTGAGCTCGGTTCCTGCCGCAATATCGACAGCGGCAATCAGGATATATTCACGTTCCTGCACACCACCTAAGCGCAGATTGGCCTCTTCGCCGCGGCGCGGAAAATTGAGAAACTGCGCTTCGTCGATGCATAGCACCAGTTCATTGGATTGGTTAAGATACCCACGCTGTTTTGCGTAGTCTCTAAGCTTGCGTTCCCAGTTTTCGACTATCCATGCCGGCCAACGCTGGTCGACGTGATCAAACATCCAAACAACCTGTCCCTGGTAAATATCAATCGCGGCAAAGACCCCTTGTCCATGGATCTCTGATTTTCTGATTTCGACTGGAACGGTTAACATAAGATCTAGAGTAACACTGCGCCGCCCACGAGAGCAGCGCCGGCGATCCCCGCGCCTGCGCCGATCATCGCGCCGGAGCTCGCCCCACCCGACTGCGCGTTCGCGTACTGCGCTCCCATCTGCGCGTTGTAGCCAGCCATCGTGTTCTGGTTGACAAGCCCCAGCAATCCCGAGGACTGGAACAGGCTCGGGCCGCCGGTCCCGTATTGGTTCAAGCCTGCGCCGGCACCGGCCAGCGCTGCGCCTTGCGGTTGGTAACCGAGTATGCCTGAAAGAGCCTGTTGCTGCGCACCGGTGAGGTACTGGCCAATCCCGGCACCGAACTGTTGCTGAGCCAGTTGCTGCTGCAGCGCCGCGCCCTGGATCCCTGCTGCCTGGCCGATGGCGCCCTGGTAAGCTGAGAGCGCCTGTCCCTGCAGGCCGGCTTGCTGGCTAATCGCGTTCTGAAGATTGGCTGCGATCTGTCCCTGGAGCCCTGATTGCAAACCGATATTGCCCTGCTGAATACCGGCGATTCCTTGGCCGATGTTAGCGCCCAACTGCTGATTTGCCAGCGTTGCCTGGATATCAGTCGAAGTCAGTCCAAGCGCATTAGCTACACGCTGCTGCTGCTCATTCTGGACAAGAGGAGCAACGCTACCGGCAAACTGTTCACGCTGTTGCAACAGTTGTTGCTGCATCTGCTGCTGGCCCATGATCTCAGCGCCGATTGAGCCGGTGGACTGGAGCATGCCCCGAGCTGAATAGGCCGCCCGTTCCTGTTGCGCTACGTCCGCTGCCATCTGCGGTGACATCGATCCTCCGAGCGCCAGCTGCTGCTGCGCAGTGGTCTGAAGTTGCTGCGTAAGCGGATCCAGGTTGCCAAGCGCACCCATGACATTGCCTTTAGTCGCGTTAAAGATATCGCTGCGGGCATTGCCCAAAACGTTCTGCTGCAACGCCCCGAGCTGTGCGACGGTCTGATTGGTCCCAACCTGGCTCTGAGCAGCCAGTCCCTGCAGTTGCTGATTGATGGGAGTTAACTGCCCGCCGGCTTGTGCGGCTAGATTCTGGAACCCCTGCATCTGGCCAGGAAGAGCTCCCATCACATTAGAATAGAGTCCGCTCAAAGTAGGATCGAGGCCTGCGCCCATCTGCGAAGTAGCCAGATTGGCAAGCTGCCCGAACTGGGGACTGGACCCCATGAGCGCCTGCGCAGTTGGTGCGCCCATCATCTGCAGATTTGTCAGTTGTCCGGCGCTGGCTTGCTGCTGCGCAGCATTCGCCACGCCTTGCGCCTGCGGCATCATGTTAAAATATTGCTGCGCGTAAGCGGCAATGTTCTGCGACTCCATCTGCTGCTGGAGCGCGTTGTACTGGGGCTGATACTGCGCCTCCTCGCTATAGAGTTGCGGGGCATTGGAGATATAGGCGCCCTCAGCCTGCGCGAATTCTTGTGCTGCGTTAGGAGGGGTTTGTGCTTGTACAGACGGGGCTCCGCCCATAATGAATATCCTTTCTGCCTTTCTCCCAGGGATAGACCCTGATTTTTCCTCGCCTCTTAAATGCAAAAAACAGGTGCGGATACGGTGCTTCGAGCATGTAATCGTAGCCGGTTAGCGCTCCCGTTGGATGGCTTAAGAACCACAAGAACCAGCAATTCTTCGGACCATTCGGATCCAGCGATATGATCCGTTTGCCGTCAGTCAACACCTCTTCAGCCATCAGGACAAAGTCCGGCCGTTTGATAACGACCCCGAACAGGAAACAGCGCAGGAGCGCAGCGCTGAATCCGCCTTCGGGTTCGTTATCTTGGAACCACTTCTTTGTCTTTTCTCCGATAGTCACGTCTTAATCATCCAAAAGATAACTGTGAAGGGTTGCATGTTGTTATGCGCCTGGTTGCCGCCGGCAGGGGCGATAGTGATGTTAGATTCGGACAGATCGATGCTGATGTTGGCGTTCTGGGCGCCAGTATTGGAAGTGCCACCTGGCTGATAAGTAGTTTGGCCGCCACCTTGTAAAGCAACCGCCGAGCCGAGCGGATAAACATAGGAGTGCTGGTGCGGCGTCTGGGTTACGCCGTGGGCATGCTGATTATCCGTCAGTTGATGGTTGTGCTGAGCGAGTTCGCCCGGGATCAAGAGGTGCGCTTCTTCGCCACCATAGGAACCAAACGCGCGTGAGGTTATACCCGCGACTGGACTGCTGACATAGCCGAGCGGAGTGCGCCCGCGCAGGTCTGGCAAATTGAACGTAGTCAGGTTGTCGCCAGCTCCCCAATAAGTGCCAATTGCCGCATAGAGGTTCGGGTACAGAGTCCGAGACACTGCGCTGCCGTCGCAGGCCAGCCAGCCGCCGGGCAGGTTCGGACCGCCGAATCCGCGAATTTCACCGGGCGGAATCAAGAGGTTGATCAGGCTCTGGGAAAGCGCCGCCAAGGTGATTGAACCGCCCTGGTAAGAATTGGTGTCGACTCCGGTGACCGAGTCCAGCAGAAACCCGATTGTGCCGGCGTCATCAACTGTTTTAAACCGGCGATTAATGTCGAGGCCGATTGCGCGGGCGTTCAGCGACGGGCGCCCGAACCCGATTGCCGGGAAATAACCGTCATTGTTAGCGTTGGCTGCAGTGCCATTAATAAAGACGCCTGAGGCTGCAGCGGCACCTGCGCCGACGACCGTGTCCAAGTCATGCTCGAGGATGCCGATGCCGGTGTCGCCGGCTTTGTTGACCGGCGTATAACCCAGGCAGCCAACCACCGCATTGCCGTTAGTCGTTACAGTATTTCCGCTAGGTACAACCGTGCCAGGTGAAGCATTGCCCGCAGCACCAGTGTTCTGTGCACCCACCGTAGTGCCGGCTACGCTGACAGTCTGGTAAAGACCTGCTCCCTGGATATTGAGGGCCAGACCCGTGGAAATGCCTCTTGCGCTGGCTACGGTGATATTAACATTGGCGTTTACCGCAGGCACACTGAAAGCAGCGGCTGTCGTAGTGGAGACCCCTGGATCCAGGTTTATCGCCTCAACCACCCCCACACCGATATCAGCGCTCTGGATTGCGCCTGGCGCGAAAGCGCCTTTCGGGATCACGCCTGGATTAGTGACGTAGAGACTTGAGCGTGCCAGGCAACCGTCCTGCAGCATGGTCGAGTCCACGCTGGGCGTCTCCAGAAACAGCGATGGATCATCGACAAACTGGGTGGCGACCTCGCCGAGCTGGAACTTCAGCCTGGCGAAATTGATTCGGTAACTAGCGCTGGAAAGCGCGCCGCTCGGCAGGCGCACCTTGATTAAAAGTCCGTTTGCAACGTTGTTTAAACCGCTGGCGCTTAAATCGATCGTGACGGTCTCATAAGCCCAGGATCCAACTGTGACTGTCTGCAGATTGACGCTTGTCTGCAGCGTGACGTTATTGAAATCGTTGAAATTGTTAGCAGTCCAGATCTCCAGCGTTGGCGAGAGCAGACCTCCGGAATTGTTTTCGATGTAGCCGCTCCAGGTGCAAGGCCTGCGCAGGGTCGCGCTCAAGTCGCCATTGATCTGCTGGCCTATCGAGCAGTCAGTGACGTTTGCAGCGCCGTCGACTTCCATGCTCCAGAGCGAGTAAAGGTCTGGTACGTCGGTTGAACGCTTGCAATTAACAGCCGCACCGTTCGGATTGATGCTCCAGTAGTCGGCATTGACAGTTTCAGCACCAACCGGGCAGGACACCCCTGCCGGCGTCGCCCAAAAACTCGAGTAAAAATTACCGTTCCTGAAAAAATTCTCGTCAGTGACAGGCGTCTCGATCGAAAGTGAGACCACCGGGACTGCCATCAGGTTAATCTTGTCGACCGTGAGAATGTCGGTCTCTTTAAGCTGAAGGGATGGAATGACGGTGAGATCTGCCATAAGCTAAATTTCAGTCCTGGGTGCGCGCTGATCTTCGAACTCTTCGAGCACGATTGAACGAATGCCCAGAGTGCCGACATTGTTCTCGATCCTGAACTGGCAATAGCGTCCGAAGAGGTCGACATCGAAACGCTCGGTTGACTCCTGCTGGCGTTCGAGCTCGACACCGTTAGCCCCAAGCATCAGCGGCAGCCCTACGGAGTAGTCTTTGCGCCTGGCGCTAGCGTGGTCGTCGTTAAGATTCTCCGGATTCCAGCGTGTTTTGCCGAATGTCTCGTATTTAGTCCTGTCCTTAGTCCGATTTGCGACGAGCGTTTTTGCGTTCGAACCGTCTACGAATGCTTCGACAGTAAAATCTGGATTCCAGGTTGCGCAGGCGATAGCGACGCGCGGGAATTTGTTGCGCGGGCCGACCCCGGTATAGCCCCGAGTCAAGACTCCGAAATCGATCTGGTACTCGTAATCAGTGGTGTTGCCGAGGATGTCCGTTCTGCCCTGTTCCAGAAGGAGGACAATCCCTTTTACGCGATCAATCGCGAATATGCGGCGATCGCCGATGTAGTTTATTTTGACCAGGTCATCGATTCTGAAATCGGCATCTCCGAAGGTGTCGATCGATTCCCAGCTAGCGCTGATCATGTTGTAGACTAGCAACACGTTGTTGCGTGTAGCGTTCTGGAGCGGCACCGCAAAATAGACTCGTTCGCGCCTGTTCTCGGCTCTGATACCGCCGGCAGCGTTCCAGTTGATGGCATCCAGTATTGGTTTGATGTTGTCTGAGACGGGCAACGAACCGGCCTGGGGCGAACCCTCGAAAACCTGGCTGACCTGGTAGACCCCTCCGTAATCCAGAAAATAGATGTCGCCTGCGACAGCAGTGACAGCTTTTAAGCCTACGAGTCCTTTAGTGCCGGGTAGCTTTTGTAAAGTCGCACTGGATAGATCGCCTGTGACGTTCGCCATCTGGAAGATGGAATGCTGCTTAAAGCAGAGCACGGTTTCCTGCACCCACGGAAAAACGCGCACCAGAGTGTCAGCCTCACCCGAATTGATCCGAAAATCGTTAACAGCCCATTGATAGACGCTTTCACCGATATCGCTGATAGCGAGCCCATCCCGGTCATGCGGCACCAATATCCTGTTCGACATGGACTCCGCAGTGACTGCGTTAGGCATCGGGTATCGCGTTGTGTCGCTGCTGCCTGGATCAGGCAATGCCTGCCAGTAGACGCTCCAATCGCCTTGCCACATGAGCGGCGTCAGATCGGGCCCGCGCCACATGTAGAAATTGTTGAATAGCTGGCTGAACTCGACGGTGTAATTGATCACCGTGGTCATCGGAATGAAGTGCGCCGCTTCACAGTCCCGCACAAACCAGACGCCTTGGGTCACCGCTAAGGCTAGCCATTCGAGCCCGTTGGGATCGGAGAAAACGCCTACTCCGTAGATCTGCCCATAGTTAATATAATTGAGTGCGCCTGGACAGAGACTACCCTTGCGGGTAGCCATTCCCCCGTTTTCCAGGCGCAAATTGTAACCTTCAGCGTACCAGCCGGTGAGCAGTTGAGCCGGGTCCTTCGTCTTCATGTCCATGCCGGCAAAGGCCGTGTCGCCAACGGGCTGCGGCCAGGAAAAACCCATTTGCTGATCATTCGGTCCTGCTTGTCTTTGCCACCTAGGCATTGGATACGTTCTGGACGACGTTTACTGTCACTCCCGGCGGAACATCGATTGTGATATTCACAACTTGCTGCCCTGGAGGCGGAATCGGTGTCGGTTCTGGCGGCGGCGGACCTATATCTGGGAATTGCTCCCAATTGATTTGCGGCAGAAGCAGCTTGGCACTGTCATAGCCTCCCCAATCGATGAAAAGCTGATAAGCGGCATTCGCCAGATCATCCAGCTTCGCGGGCCAGCCAACATACGAACCTGGGAAATAAATCATGGCGATCACTTCGCTTGGTTCGCCACCCTTCTTCGGATCGCTGTTGACCCCTAAAGCATCGCAAAGCGCCATTGATCCTTCCCCCAGCTGATTTGCAGGTCCGATATCCGCGTACAGTGCCCAGGAACATTTGCCGGTCTTATTATTAAAGACCATTGCCAGGTCGCCCAACGTTTGTTCGGGGCTGAACGTTGGCTTAGAGGGCAGCACGATAAATGGAATCAGCCCGCTATCGACGTATTTAGCTGGATGGCTATCGTGAAACCCAGGCGCCACTAGCGCGGTTGTCGAAACGTAAAAACCGGGCGCGACATTTTCTTGTGATTGCACATAGGGATTACCCTTCGAATCACAAGCGATCCCCCACCAATTACCAGGCGAACCCGCATTAGCCAGGTAGTCGAGTCCAGGCGGGCTCCCGTCCGGATGATAAGCTTGAGGATTTCCGTCCGCATCGACCGCAAGCGGACAAGTCCAGCCAAGGATACCTGGCTTGTTATCAAGCTGCATTATGTAGTTGTTGCCGAAGTGGACGACAGCGCTTTTGCTCATTTGCCAAGCTTTTGTTCTAACCGTTTTACGGTGTCCAAAATCTCTTTTTGTCTATCGATGGTGGTGTGTAATTCGCTGTAGAGCTCATTAATCTCACTAACTACCCGTCGCACCTCTTCCCGGTTATCATCTCCGCTGCGCTGGGTGGCTAGCCAGTTGCTACCACCGCTCAAGACAATCAGCCCGATCGTAGCGAGTTTAACCCAGTTGTCGCCACCGGATGCCATCTGCAACAGAGCGGAGGTTGCACTGCCATTTTGCTTCGGAGGCTGTGGCGCTTCAGCGTTCATTTTTTGTTAGTCTTGTTCATCAGACCGTTCTTGCCGCTGTCACCCATATCCGGATACTTTTTGTGGACCTTGGCGCGGACTGCCTTTTTCTCAGCCGGTGATCCGTGCTGGCTTACCCTGGACAATGCATTGGCCGCATGAGCACGGTCTGGAATCGGATACGAACCGGCTCCCTTGCCTTGTGGTCCTTCTCCTTTACCGGGAAGAGCGAATTGGCTCTTGGGTAATTTCTTGCGTTGTTTGGTCGACAGTACAGCCATGTTAGTTCATCAAACCTCCTCTATTCTTCTTCTTCCTTGGCCGATCGACTCCGGTGATATTGCCTTTGTTTTTGCTGGCGTAGAAAACCTGCTCGCCTTTTTTCTCGCCGTATTGCTCCGTCATGGCGGACTTGATCTTCTGGCCTTTTTTGGTGAGTGGCATCAGACGACCCTCGCTGAGTAGCCGGTGAACTGACCGGCCTGAATTGTCTGTTTGTCGAATTCGCTGGCCAGCAATGCGTAAGCCTGCTGCAACTGGTCAGGCGCTTTCTCGTTCTGTCCGCTAACAATCAAAGTGTCGCTGAATGCTGCCTGGGTAACGAACCCTCTGAACACCCACGGGATCCGGAACTGCTGCCAGTTGGAAGGTGGTGTGTTATTCAGATTGTTATCAATCAGGCTCAGGTAGGTGTCCATGCCGTAATAGCAGGCGTCACCGGTGTTGTAGGTCTCAGTGCTATCCCATTCGTCCAAGCCGATGCCGGGATAGGGGATCCTGAACTGAATCCAGACCGTTTGCACAACCGGCGATAAGGAGAACTCGAGGCCGTTGTTAGATAACAGGAACGGGATTGGAGTCCGGTTCATGTCAGAGTAGGGGTTCTTGTTCCAGGCAGTGAACGCTGTCCCGATCGGAGTGTGCCCAGGCTGCTGCCACAGGACGGTGCGCGGGTAAGGACTTACATTAGCCTGCCAGACCGCGGAATTGGAAAGACTGCCACCAATTGTGGGCACGAGCGCCTGGTAGTAGTACCTGGAGCACCAATCCCAGACCACATCACCCTGGCTGTAGGACACTGTCGGATCGTAGTCTGGGCTAAACGCGCGCTCTTCAACGAAGGTAGTCTCAACAAAGTCATAGAGTTCCCAAGCTTCCTTGAGTCGAGTATCAATGAACTCAAGAATCTCTCTGGATCTGCTTGGAGAAAGATTAGCATCGTCGCCGGTTGGCTCGAGACCCACTCGCCTGGCGATTCCATATAAAATACGCTGCGTCGAAACGGGCGGATTCACGGGCGGCTAATCATCATTTTTCGACTACGGGCACGCAGAGCGATGCTCGGGTTGTCGCGCTTGAGCTTTCTAACAAAGTCTTTGTCATTCCAGATCTGTGGACCGCATCGCTGGGTCCAGTAGAAGTAGACAGACGGATCCAGGCGCATATGCAGCTCGCCCAGACCGTCTACCCAGCAGTTGTCCAGGTGAGCGCTCGCAGCAGCGACGCGTTGCTGCGAGCCGTACGCCATCTCATTTTTCGCTTGTTCCTCGTCCAGGATCGACCGGCAGAAATCACTTACGAAGCCCTCGCCATAGGCTTGGGCCAGGTCGCGAGCGAAATCCTCCCAACCGGTGATCATGGCGCTAGCGCCCTTTAAGCAGTCGGTGCGACTTTTGCTAACCCGAGCGGGTTATAGATCACAAGGCCGCAGATCGCGTCTACGTAACCCCTTGGACCACCACCCAGATTCGGGTTTTCCTGGTAACCAGGCATCCGGTTATACCGCAGCTCGAACTGGTCCCAGTCACAGAAGTAACCGCGCCCGTTCATGATGTTAGCAGCGGATGCTCCGGTGGGCAGCCCTGCCAGAAACAGGCTCAAAATCAGTTTAACGCTCCCAAAATCGCCTTGCCAGAAATCGACCGTCGCGATGATCGATTTGCTGGTCGCGTCCTGGTTATACCGGCGCAAGGGCACCGTGGAGACCGCGCTCGGCACCCAGGCGGCAAATGAACTGAACAGTTTCTTTAACGCTGTGCCGCAGATCAGATCGAAATCCTTCTGTTGGCCGGTCTGATGATAGACCGATTCCATCGCGGCGTTGATATCGTCTTCGATCGTGGTCGC